GGATAAAGTGATTATTGTTATTGACAGCGTCGGTAACCTTGCATCGAAAAAGGAATTAGAGGACGCGATGAACGAAAAGAGCGTTGCCGATATGACTCGCGCCAAAGCTCTTAAAGGACTGTTTCGTATGGTAACTCCTTACCTGACAATGAAAAACATTCCACTTCTTGCAATCAACCATACCTATCAAACTCAGGAAATGTTTAGCAAAGCTGTGGTGTCTGGCGGAACAGGAATTATGTACAGCGCCGACAACGTTTGGATTATTGGTCGTCAGCAAGACAAAGACGGCACCGAAATCCAAGGCTATCACTTTATCATTAACGTTGAAAAGTCTAGGTTTGTAAAAGAAAAGAGCAAGATTCCAATCAGCGTGAGTTGGGAAGGTGGAGTTCAAAAATGGAGTGGGCTCCTTGATATTGCTATCGAGGGCGGGTTTGTTGTTAAGCCTAAAAACGGATGGTATGTCGCGTATGACCCTGCAACAAAAACCGAACTTACTGGAAACTTACGGGCAGCACAGACGTTGACAAAAGAATTTTGGGAAACAATCTTTACAAAGACAACGTTCGCATCGCATATCAAACAAAAGTATACAATCGGTCTGCGAGACATGATTGACGGCGGCTCAGACCCAGTTGTAGAAGACGAAGAAGTCTGATATGAAAACTCTGGCTGACTATATACTTCTATTAAAGGGCGCGATGCCGCTTGACATGTGTGAGGCGCTTATAGCGCGATATGATTCAGTATCAGAAAATGACCCCCTAAAATTACGACGTAAAAATAAGATCCTTGATTTTGAGGAGATTAATATGCTCGATCATCCAGGGTTTGAAGAGTTTAGAGCTCCAATGGGGGCACTCATGAGCGCGGTAAATAATCAATACTTACAAAAGACGTGCAACATACTACGCGATCGTTTGCCATGTTATGAGCCGTTGCAAGACTATGAGGCGCCACGAATAAAACGATACGAGCCTGGAACTGGCATCTTTGACTGGCACACCGATCACTGCGACATTCCTTCCAGTAAGCGTGCGGTTGTAATGTTTTGGTATCTTAACGACGTGGCTGAAGGAGGAGAGACGCTGTTTGATATTGGCACAGAGATTGCGATAAAACCAGAAGCAGGTAATGTACTCTGTTTTCCGCCATACTATATGTATCCACACAAGGGAGCGACTCCAATCTCTAATCCCAAATATGTAATTTCATCGTATGTTTGGCTGCCTCAAAAATATGGAAACTCATGTGACTAAATCTATGCCAAGCGAAATAACTGACTATATATTTGTAGACGACCCGTCAAACGACAAGGTCTATGCAATACGACTCGTTAGCGGTCCATACGTTGACACAATATACAAATATGCAAACATAAAAATAAGTGAAGACACACAAAAAGAAGTGTGTACATTATCATACGCATATAATATAATGTCTACATCAGGAGTGCACAATAAAGAAACTTTACAGAATGACAGTATCTTTAAAGACTATATTGGAGACGTTTTAACGGACATACTTTCAAATCAAGAATATAAAATAGGAAACCATGGAGAATAATCTTCAAGACATCATAATTAAAAATTTAGTAAATAATGAAGCATTTTGTCGTAAAACCTTACCACACTTAAAACCTGAATATTTCGAAGGGCATCATAAAGCAATATATGCTCTTGTCTTACAGTTTATTACAAAATATAATAAACTTCCAAACAGCTCGGCACTCGCAATTGAGTTTCAGCAGTCTGAGCATATTCGTCGTCCAGACTCTGGCGCAATATCGCATACAATAACCACACTAAACGAAAACTACTCTGTAGAGCACGAGTGGTTGCTTGAACAAACTGAAAAGTGGTGTAAGGATCGGGCGGTTCATCTTGCTATTATAGAAGCAGTCTCTATTATTGATGGCAAGTCCCCAGACAAGGTTGAAGGAGCAATTCCAAGCATCTTAAGCAAAGCGCTAAGCGTAACGTTTGACACAAATGTCGGTCATGACTATCTCGAAAATATAGATCAACGATACGAGTTTTATCACAAGACTGAAGATAAAATTCCGTTTGACTTGGATATGTTTAATACAATTACTGGAGGAGGCATTCCACGAAAGACACTAAACATTATTTTGGCTGGATGTGTTCATCCTGACACTCAAGTTCGAGTAAGGCTGCATAAGAAAGTTCATGTTTAGATCTTTTGCGATTAGGTTTGTAATTTGGTGCTTTACCTAATTGCCAACCTCGTAAAATTAATTTAAAGATTTTATCGGTTTCAATGCGAAATGTTCTATCTCCATTATTTACATATTCTTTTCCACCATCTTTCATACCATATTGCCAACCCTCATTCATTTTTTCCTCAATTTCATTAAACAGACATCGCGTTGTGGTATCGCCTTTATGTATCCATACTTTACCAGTGTGAATCCTTCCACCCATTTGGGCTCTTTTTGATCTACCTTCCTTTGAGGCCCAATATGACCATGGATTATTTAGCGATACTATTGAAGCTTTACCACCAAGCGATGCAAACTTAGAAAATGTTTCTGGATTATGAATACCAGTTTTTCTTTCTTTAGCTCTTTTACCGTTCTTTCGTGAAATTTCTGCCTTCTCTTCTTTGCTAAATGAAAACATTCCTATCTTATTTTCATGACACCATTTACCAACAATACTCCGTTGTTCATATGTTAACTTTGCCCCTAACATATGCATTGATCGCAAATCGTTAACCATTCTATGCATTTTCCACAGCAAAAAATGAGCAATTATATGTTGTCTAACACTAAGATAAGTAAAATTACTTTCATCTTCTCCTCCGCCGGCATGGCGTGGGATAATATGATGTTTGTGTATATTTGATCCTCTACAATAATGAATTTTATTATTTACATTTTCGTTACAGAGTTTATAATAGATTTGAGAGTAAAAATTCATAAAAATAAATCCTGTTCCTGCTAGTATTATATTTATAAAAATCACGCCTTTATATGACTGAAAAAACTATTGCAATTAAAGAAATTGAAACTTTGTTAAATGAAGGATATACCATAGAAGTAGATTCTCCAGATGGATTTGTTCCAGTATCAGCCTTTGTTGATAAAGGAATGTGGGATGAATATGTGCTGTTACTTAACAATGGTAAAACTATACGAGTAAACGAAAACCATCTATTTGAAACTATCGATGGTTGGCAATATGCTAAAGATCTCGTACATAAAAAACAAGAATACTTAACTGAAGATGGTTATCAAATTGGTATTGTCACTAAAACAGGAAAACAAATACCAATTGTAGACATTACTGTTGATCATGAAAATCATCGATATTATACTGATGGGGTTTCTTCTCATAATACAGGTTGCGGCAAAAGTTTAGGTATGTGTCACATGGCAGCTGCAGCTCTAGCCCAAGGGCGAAACGTACTCTATGTTACTCTTGAAATGGCAGAAGAACGTATTGCAGAGCGCATTGATGCCAACCTACTTGACATACGAATAGATAAAATCAAAGACCTGTCTCAAACTGACTTTCAATCTCGTGTAGAAGGCATCTCTAAGCGCACTCGTGGAAAGTTAATTGTTAAAGAATATCCTACTGCAGCGGCTCATGTCGGTCACTTTAGGGCGCTGTTACTAGAATTGAAACTTAAAAAGAAGTTTGAACCAGACATCATCTATATTGACTATCTTAATATTTGTGCGTCTTCTCGCGTTAAGGGACTGAGTGGCAGCATAAACACATACAGCTTTATCAAGAGTATTGCTGAAGAGCTTCGTGGACTTGCAGTAGAGTTTAATGTGCCTATCTGGAGCGCGACTCAGGTGACTCGTGGAGGGTTTAATAATTCTGACGTTGAAATTACTGACACATCAGAATCTTTTGGATTGCCAGCTACAGCTGACCTCATGCTTGCGTTTATTCGAACTGAACAGCTTGACAAGATGAACCAGATTATGGTAAAGCAGCTTAAGAATCGTTATAACGACCCTACTGCAAATAAACGCTTTACGATTGGAATTGATCTCTCAAAAATGAGACTCTATGATATTTCTGATCCTATGGCAAATATCACGAATGACAGCGACTCGTCTCCTGTGGTACACACTCCCTTTAGTAGCCAACGAAAAAATAAGGACTATAGCGACATAAAGGTGTAATTTTATAAATAATACAAATATTATTATAAATAAGCTTATATGTCACGACTAACCGAATTTACCAGCTACCTGACCGAAGCACTCTCTACATCCTCTGTAGAAAAAGCTGCATTTATCATTCAACGCTATCTTAAGAAAAAGACTGGCACTACATTTTTCAAATATCCCGGCTTGGAAAAATATACCAATTCAAGTGGTACTGGCTTTGGACTCCGACTCTATAGCGCAAAGCGTAATATGAGTGTACGTTTCAACTGGATACAAAGCTCGCTCGTCGGACTCAATAACTTGGCTTCTATAGACTATTGGAATGGAAAAAACCCGGTTCCTTTCCACATTGAATTTGACCAGAGCGTATCACTTGTAAAGACTCTGCCTATCATTGCAGATATTTTAAGTGCTGGAACTGCAACCCTTGGTAAGATTTATAGCATGCCTGACGAAGTGCCTCTCTATGAGGGAGTGCTAAATGAAGCTCGTGGCAGTCATGATTTTGAAGCTATCTTTGATGAGATTGCTGACTATCTAGTTGACCCAAACTTTGTAAAGAGCAAAATCTATAGCATGTATGGCGTTCCAGGCGTTAAAATCTTTGATGCTCTTTCAGCTGCATATCCAAACTTTATTGAAAAACAAGGCATCAAGTATGTCTGGGTCGGCAAAGCCAAAGACTTGAAGCAGATCAAAGCTGAAAAGGGCAAGATTATGGCTCGTATCGGAGTCGTCTCTGGCACAGTTTCAAAGGGTGCAGCAAAAGAAAAATACAGTTACTCTCCTGAGCTTGACGAACTTGAAAAAAATCAAGATCGTCTTTCATTTGAATCACAGCTAAAAGATCTTGAAAATCTAGTCAAGCTTACTGTAAGCGGAGCGTCAAACGCGCTCTTCGTTTCAGGTAAAGGTGGAGTAGGTAAAACATTCACTACTGAAAAGATACTCTCAAGCCTCGGGCTGCGTGACGGCAACGGCTACTTTAAAAACACTGGCTCAGCAAGTGCCGCTGGTCTCTATTCATTGCTTTTCAAATATAAAAATGATATTGTCTTTTTTGATGACAGCGACGATGCACTCGGCGATCAGGAAGCACGCAACCTGTTAAAGGCTGCAACTGATACCAAAAAGATTCGCAAGCTTGTATGGAACAAGATGGGTAAAAACGTCGTGGATCCAGAAGACGACATGTCAGATGCAGAGATACTTGACCAAGGATTGATTCCTCGTTATTTCGAATTTACTGGCAAGATTATCTTTATCTCAAATCTTGATCTTAACAAACTTGATCCAGACGGCGCTCTTCGTACACGCGCATTTATCATCAATATTGATCCTACCGAAGCTGAAATCTATGACTTTATGGAAAAGATCGTAGATGATATCAAGCTTGAAGACGGCCTTAATCTTGATCACAAATCACGTCTACACGTCGTTGATCTGCTTCGCAAGGGCAAGAGCAAACAGAGCGCTAACCTTCGCAAGCTATCCCGCGGCCTAAACATGGCAGCAGGAGCAATCGCGGCTGGAGTTGAAGTTTCTGACGGTGATCTTGCTCGTATGATCGAGTCGTACGCATAATTCTCATTTAACAACAAGTTAAAAACACGGGATCTTCTAAGGAGGATCCCGTGTTTGCGTTATAAGTAGCAATATAATGATAGGCATTAAAATAAAGGGAGCACGCAGCAATCGTAGACTCTACGCTCTTATAAAAAATGCTGCTCTCTTCTACTTAAAGACACTCTGTCCACGCATTCGAAATATGCAGTTGCAAATAGAGATTGTTGATGACTTGTCGGAGACTGAACGCGTACATGGTGATTGTTGCCAATGCGGAGTTAATGATCCTGAAGTTGACTATGTCATAAGACTCAACCGAAATGAGTCTTATCATTTTATGCTAACTATATTAGCTCATGAAATGGTACACCTTAAACAGTATGTTCGAAGAGAGCTTGTGCTATATAGCGGAGACTCGTTGGGTGCTCGATGGAAAGGTGTATATTGTTCAGAATACAACTACAACTCTGCACCATGGGAAAAGGAAGCGGATGAGCGCGAACTTGAGCTCTATATGGCGTTTTTTGAAAACTGTTCATTATTGAGAGGGTATAAATAGATAGATATGGCTGCATCAGAAGGAGTAGATTTAGAATGGGCAATTGTTGAAACGCTTAATGGCACTTCTATGTCCAGAAATTATTCGGATAAGATTAAAAAACAAGCCCAACAATGCATTGAACACATTAGAAAATTTGCGGGGCTTTCTGATATTATTGCATGGCATTCTGATGATACAAAAAACCCAGTTGGTAAAGCAATATCGGCTAACCCAGAACCCAAAACTGATATAATTTTAAAAATCGGAGCAAAAATTTATTATGTATCTGTTAAAATGGCAGGTGGAGTTCAACTCGCTTCAGGACAAGGGAATAGCACTGCTGATTTATTTGAGGCAGCAGCTTCTCAAATTAAAAATGCAAATAAAAGTAAAGTACTTAAATCTATAATTAAGGAATTGCGAGTATTACCAACTCGAATGTTATCACAAAGCAATCTTTCACGCGTAAAATCAGAAGCATCTGAAAAAGTAATTTCAGAATTTATTAAAGGTGGAAAAATTATAACTGATAAAAGTTATGATTTGTGGCTTAAAAATAATAAACCCAAACTATTAAATGATTTATTACAATATTTAGATAAAGATGTTGATTTTAAACTCGCTCTAATTAAAGAAAGTATGTCTGGAGAAATTACTTTAAAAAATAGTAAAGGTGCTTCCGCTGATAGCATTATTAGCCCAAAGGGGTTTTTTATAATCGATGACTCGTATGTAAAAAGTATTTTTAGCAAAATTAAATTTGACATACGAGGAAAATCTAGATCAGGAATCACTGGAATTGCATTTAGAATAGATCTTAAATAATATATGAAAAGTTTTAAAGAATACTTAACAGAAGCCGGAAAGAAATTTGAACGTCAAGAAACATCATTTGTCAATGCTATAAAAGCAGCGGTAAAGAAGAATGGTGGAAATGCCGTAACAGTTAAAACTGGCGACGCCTCTATAAAAAATGTCATCAATGCAAAAAAATATTCAGATCGCGCATCAAGCGGATCAGAACCATATACTGACGTTCAACTCTTTTTAAAGAACGGCAAATTTGTAAACATCTCTATGAAGGGCGAAAGTGCTCCTTCACTTGCTGGAGGAGGTCTTACTGGTATCGAAAAAATTATACCTGGATTTGGCTTTAAATTTTATATTGCTGCCTATAAAAACCACATCAAAAACAAACTGAAAGCTGGTCAAAAAGTACCCGATACCTATGGTGTCTTGAATGATGCTGACAAAAAATTGATTGTTGTTGGCAACTTAGAAATGGGAGGTCCTATCGACTATATGTATATAGGTCCTATGAATGTGCAGTCAAAATTTGATAATGGAGTTTTAACTGTAAACGGGAAACTAACTTCATCAGAAAAATATGCAGAAAGTCATGAGCTGTATTTTAGATTACGAGCTCGCCGCGAAGATCAAACATTTGATCCGACTTCAAAATATACAAATGGTGCTCCAAAAATCTATAGCAGATCTCCTTCAAAAAAAGAAGGGGGCAGCAAATTGGTAGTCATTGACAAGCCAGCGAGCAATCGTGACCTTATAACATTCTAACATGAAAAGCTTTAAACAATATCTCTCTGAAGCCTCGACTGAAGGTAAAAATTTACACATGGTTCATATTGAGGATCAAGTGCTCTACGGTGGTGTGCAAGGAGCACGTGAGGCAATAGTCGCGCTACGTAGCATGAGAGATATGTTGGCTGGAAACAGCGCGCAGTCATATGACGTCGCAGCAAAGTTCGATGGCGCTCCAGCAATTTTTGTTGGTACTGACCCATCTGACGGTCGTTTCTTTGTTGCGAAGAAAGGTATCTTTAATAAAAATCCAAAGGTTTACAAGAGTGAAGGCGATATAAAGGCTGATACCAGCGGTGACCTTGCGGAAAAACTGGTCGTAGCATTCAACGAGTTTAAAAAGCTTGGCATCAAGGGTGTGCTGCAAGGCGATCTTGCTTATACTCAAAAAGACTTAAAGACAGAACGGTTTGATGACGTTGACTATCTTACCTTTCAACCAAACACAATCGTCTATGCAATTCCTGCTGATAGCGCCCTTGCAAAAAGCATCAAGGCTTCAAAGATTGGTGTGATGTTTCATACGCAATACACGGGCGATTCGTTTGAGACTATGAGAGCCTCTTACGGCTTTGATTCGAGTACACTAAAGAAAACGCCGAGCGTGTGGTTTTCAGACACATATATTCGTGACCTTTCTGGCAAAGCAACGTTGACAGCACAGGAAACAGCAGCACTATCAGCCGCTCTTTCCCGCGCAGGCACACTCTTTCAAAAAATTAGTGGCTCTACACTGCGACAAATAGAGTCTAATCCGCTGCTAGCACAGACACTTGAAACGTTTAACAACACACTTGTTCGTCGTGGTGAAACCATAACAGACACAAGCGCTCATGTACGCAATCTATTGCAATGGATAGACGACAAATACTCAAAAGATATTGAATCTAAAAAGAGCGAAGCTGGCAAAGCAAGCGCAACTGCAAAGCGCGATGAGTTTATGAGCTTTTTCTCTGAAGAAAACAAGAAAAATCTAGAGCTTGTCTATGCGCTGCAAAACGCAATTGTTGAAGCAAAACTTATAGTTATACACAAGCTCGAAACTCTTAAAAAGATGTCGACTTTTGTGCGTACGACTGACGGCTTTAGAGTGACAGGTCAAGAAGGATTTGCGATCAACGATCATATAAAACAAAACGTGGTCAAGCTTGTTGATCGCATGACTTTTTCTAAGAATAACTTTGACCCGAATATAATCAAAGGATGGGAACGATAAGCGATGCCATACCTAAACCATAACACCCCGAGCATTACATGTCTCATTCGCAATGAGTATATGTACAACCACGAAAGTGGTCACGGAGAATACACACCATGCAACATACACAGTGTCGCTTCGCTTGAAAATCGCGTGCCGCTGTTTGAAGCTTTTCTAGACAACGGTGTAAACTGGACTCGTAGACCCGTAACTGCCTTTTGTTGGAAGCCGTGTGAACCTGTGCCGCTAGAGCATGCGGTCTACTGGGACTGCTTTAGTCCGTACATCGACGTACAAACTCGCTCGCGCCTCAAAGGACTGCGCGGAGAGTGCATACTTCCAAACAGTAAAAAAGAATGGGGAGAGTATCTGTTTACACTCGATTGGGGTTGGGAAAATAAAGCTATAGTCGATACAAACTTTTCAGAAACCTCAGAACACAAATGCGGTCATGTCATGAAGATGGACAATGGCAACTATTTTGTCTATCCAAACAATCGTATCGTGTGGCATGACAAAGCATGGATAGAAGCTCCGTTGAGTTGCAATCCAGGCTACAAAATTGACAGCACTGTCTACAGCGTAGAAAATTCAAAGGTTCAGTATACTGACAGCAGCTATATGACAGAATTTACAAACAAACCAAACTCAAATGAATAGTTTACAGTCATTTAAAACATACGTTGAAAACTCTGCCTACTGGCGCGGACTCGGAGACAGCACAGTCGATAAAAGAAAAGCACAGTTTAATCGTCAGGCAAAAATGTCAGACTCTGATCCTGATTCATACAAGCCTGCGCCTGGAGATGCTCGCAGCGACACAAAACTTTCAAAGTGGACGCAGGCGTATGCTGACAAATATGGCATGGACGAAGATGAAACGCTTGTAGAGGCAGAGATTGAGGCACTTCGCAAAAAGTCAGAAAAAACAGGAATCTCCTATGACATCCTCAAGCAGGTTTATGACAGAGGAATGGCTGCATGGAAAACTGGTCATCGTCCTGGTGCATCACAACATCAATGGGCATTTGCTCGCGTCAACAGTTTTATTATGGGTGGGCCTACTCAAAAGACTACAGATGCTGACTTGTGGGCGCAGCATAAGGGCAAATAAGTATAAATATATAATCTACCTATGAAAAAAGAAGTACGTTTAAAAGATCTGCTCGTAGTTGACCCAACAGACGGTTCCTATGACTATGATCCACTTGACATTATGGTCACTGCATACAAGAAACGCAAACGCGATTGGATGATAAGTGAAACCGATCCAGAATGTGAATGTGAAGAAGATTGTGATTGCGATTGTGACTGTCACAACATGGAAGAGTCGGTCTATGATACCATGTCAAAGTATGAGTTGAATGCAGAACTTCGCAGAATTGATGCTGAACTCAAATCATTAAAATCCTCTGAAAAAACAAAAGAAGTTCTCAACAAGATTGGTATAATGACGAATGCTCGTGATACCATACTTCAGATGCTAAAAGAAGAAACTATTATTGTTGAATTGACCGTTCAACAGCGTATGGCTCGTCGTGCAGCCTTGCGTCG